GAGTCGGGCGAGATTTACGTGGCTGGTGAAACTGGCGTTTACACGAAAAGCGGCGACGAGTTTGATGCAGCCATCGACGCAATCGCCACCTCCCAGCAGAAGGGATGGTCATCGGGCTAGTGCCGCAGCTTGGCACCGATTGAATCGGCTTGCAGCGTACACCGACCACTGCAACAGATCCCCCATTGTTGAGCCCTCAAGGCTTCTCAGTGGGGGCTTGCACTCCGCCACCACCAGTGGGCTCACTTGATGCGCCGGTGATCGAGTCGTTGAGCAGCCGCAGACCAGCAGCGGGAACAACGCAATCAGCGTAAACCGTGTTTGTCTTGACTTCATGCGTCACCTTTTCCGTGTTCTTGGCCTGAGCCGGGATCATGGCCGCAATTGCCTTTGCAGCGGTCTGCATGGATTCCTCGCGGGCTTTTGAGTCGGTGATATTGGCCGCGTCCCACTCGCCCTGCTTGAGCTTGAGCCCGACGCGCAAGCCACCACCAGCGGCGACGATCAGCGCGATCAGGACGGCGGCGATTTGTGCGTAGATGCTCATGCGAAATCCCTCGTGCCGGTACGGTCGATGATGAGCGCCTGACGCCGTGGCTTGTCGCTAAAGCTCAGATGCACCCAGCGGTCAAACTCCAAAATGCACTGATCGAACTGCATCCCCGAGTTGTCCAGCGTCTTGACGATCTGCCTCGGGGAGCCGAAGCCGGGGCAGATGAAGTCAACGGCCTGCCCGGTCATGTGCTGCGAGTTCTTGGCCCCGCCAATAGCCTTGTTCAGCGCTGGGGATCGGTAGCCGCTGGACACCAGAACAGGAGCGCCTAGGAGCATCCTGACGCCTTCCAGGCCCAGCGCCGTTCGCTCCAATGCCTTGATGACTGAGGGCGGTGGGTTGTTGTCGATGCCAAGCCGCGCCGCCGATTGGCTCACCGTGAGTTCAGCTAGCGTGAAGTGCGGGCTCAGTTGCATGACGTCTCCAATGAGTGCCTGACCTCAGAGCGACAAATCAGCAGCGCAGCCGACAGCCCGAAAGCTGCGAGTGTCGCACATGGGTGGATCTGCCCGGTCAGTGCGTCGATGCACAATGCACCGCCCGCCATGATGGCCGCAACGCTCAAAACCTGCAAGCGTTTGGGGCTGTGGTGGGCGATGCACGAAACCGCAAAGGGGAGCCACGCCACGATCAGGGCCAGCCCGGCAATGAGTTGGAGGGTTGTCATGGCAGTGGCTTGGTGTCGATGTAGGAGCCGATGCGGTTCAGGATCTGCTGAGAGCACAAAGACCCAACGAAGGCAAGCGACGTGCGCAGGGCTTGGGGCTTGATTCCAAACGTCAGGGCTTCGGGCAGATGCTCCGCGATTGTGCCAAGCAAAGCCCCAACACCGAAAGCCATGGCAAAAGCCCCCATTGCCCCGAGGACGATCCACAACGACCAAGTGATGCGAGGCCCGCGAGTCACCGCAATCGCAGCGCCGAACAGCGCCCACATGATGACATCGACCGGCACACCGGCAAGCGCCGCAACCCCGGCAGCCGGGGCCGCAGTCGCGACGAAAAGACCTACGGTGGTTGGTTCCGACATTGCCTCGCTCGCAGTTGTTTGCGCTAATTGTAACGATGTGCGGATCATTTTGGCATCGTTAGTTGCCCGGTCACGGCGACGGCTTTAGCGCTGCGATCTGTGCGCGGTAAGGCGACCACACAGCCAGCAAAGCGGCGTCCTTGTGCGGGTCTTTGCCGAACGTGAGCTTGCTCGCATCGGGCGCACTGAGCCACGAAGCCACAGCCCGCTTTGCACCGACTAGCCCGCACTCTCGCGTGACGCAGGCGACTACAACCGTCTGAGAACCGCACCGCCATGCCGCAAACTGCCCGGCAGGAGGTGATGCCACAAGGGCAGCCGTACCCGTGCCGCCAAGCTGTTTGGGAAGGCACGGTGCAGCCTGCGCACTCATCACAGCGCAGGCCAGGGCAAGGGTGGGGAGGTGTGTCATGCGGTTCTCTCGTAAGCACCGGCAGCGCCTGACCCATCATTGAGCCGAGCCACCCCGGCCAGGTCTTTGCCAAGCGCAGCCAAACCCGATGGAACGCGCCCGTACAGTGGGTTACTCGCACCAACCAGGGTGTATGTTCCGCCTACAGCAGGAACAGCTTGTGGTGCGACGGTGTAGCCCGAGAAAAGCGCCATGATGTCGGGCTTACTCATGCCAACCCAACCGGCTCGCGTGTGCTGCAGGTTGTAGTTGGAAGATGGTAGCCAGGCCATGCCCAAATAACCATCGAATCCGTCATTGTTGGGGGCGTCACTGCCGCCACTATTCGACGAACCGCGATTGACCGAACCAAACAGCGAAATGTTGCCCGCGTTTCCAACCTGGTACATGCAGGACCAGTTACCGACGCCCGCAGCATTGCCGCTTGTCCGCTGGAAGGTGTCGCCCTTGATATTGAAATTGTCCCAGACGTTGTATTTGGCCGTGCCCGTTTTTCGCAGACCCGAGGGAAGCGTGTCCGTGGCTGGCACATCGTTGTACATCTGTGACGACCGCTCACCGACGGCGGTGTTGTACATCTCGATGAAATTGTTGATGGACTGCGTTGTGCCGTCAGCCGCAAACGAGATGCACTGGGTAACAGCGGTCGGACTTTCGACAAGGTTCTGAACAATTGCATACCCGCGCACGGCGGGACTCGTTTTACCGACTGACATCCCGGCACGGAATCGGTTGTTGTAGATGATGGTGCCGTCGCACGTATCGGTGCCGATGTTTAAAGCGGTTGGCTCCGTGTAGCGATCACCAACATTGCAGCCGATCACCGAGTGGGCCTCGATGTTGGATGCACTGGACGCTGCACAAACAACCCCAGCCTGGATAACCGTGTTGACCTGAGACGCAGTGAGTTTGGCAATCCGCTTAAGGTGCCCTGCTGTCACCGTGACGTTGTACTGCCACATGAGGCTGGTATAAGCCCCAATCTCAGCATAGCCTCCAGAATTGTCGAAGCTGACAGATTCAAGGCAAACCATCGAATTTGCTGTAGCAGCCTTGACGCTGAAGCTGTAAGCGCTGCCTGTTTTGACGATCAAACCGCCGCAGTATTTGACGAGGGATGGCATGTTGAAAATGCCAGATGCGGTTACCGTCACAGCAGCCGTTGCCGCAGGGTCTTTTTCAACGCGAGTCCAGCACAGGCCCGCCGTCGTGTCGTTTGTAGAGGCAATCGTGTGTGTGGCTGCAGATCCGTCAGCGTCCATCAGGCGGACGACAGATCCGCTGTGATCGTTGTGGCCCCTGTTGGTGTTGTTCCAGGCGGCAAGCGCGGTGAATGCCGCCGTGAGCGTGGGGTATGGCGCAGCAGCAGCGGTCGCTGGGGTTGCTGATACCGCTCCTCCGCTTGCTCCGACCTTGACGTATGCGTATGCACCGCCGTAACCCCCCGACGAATCGACAAGAACCCGCAGAGGGGTCTGTGGCTCAGCGGTGGGCCACGCCTTACCGTGCGCTGCAAGATCGAACACGGCGGATGAATCGCCCAGCCACGGATAAATCTTGGCGTTGACGTTGGAGACCGCCCCTTGCGTGAGCCCCGACACTGGAATCGATGCGGCGAACACCTCCGGCACAAATCCCTGCGTGACGACAGCTGATGTCGTCAATGCGCTCGAAAACGTAGACCCCGATGCAGTGATGTACTCAACGCAGGCGACAGGTCGGCCACTCATCGCGTGCCGGTGGAAGGCAACTCCCTCGACGCCAAATGTCGCAGCAGTGGCCCGCTCGTGCTGGCATGTCACCCAGCCAAAAACCGCCCGGGGATATGGCTCAACCGACGCGTTGGTGTTGGTCGTGGAAGTTGACGCCACGGACCCTGTGTAAAACCCGGCCTCGATAGCCGCGCTGAACACCGTAGAGCCTGAGTAGACCCAGTCGTCGAGACTAATCGACAACGACAAATTGCCAGCAGCGGCGGTGACCAGGTAGCTGTTGGACGCCGGGTATTGCTGACGCAACACCGAGACGCCCCGAATGGTGCGAGAGCGCGCCGCAACTGCACCCGCCCCGTCGTAACCTGGGTCAGTCACGACCAAAACCAGCTTGCTTGCATCCAGTGTGCCAACGGTGCTTGAGATGCCCTTAAGCACCACATCCGCAACCCATCCAGAGCCGCTCGGTCCACCACCATCACCAGCCGGGTCAAGAGGCGTTGCTCCACGGACGGTAACCGACATGATCCCGCCGTCCGCCACCCCACCCGCCCCCGCAGCGGCAGCGGCGATCAGCGTCTTGAAAAAGCCGGGCCTCATGCAGCACCTGTGACACGGTAAGCGTTTGCCACATCTTCGGGGATGATGCAAATGACGCCGGTTGTTGCTGACAGCGTGGTACCTGCGCCGTTCAGGGTGACCGTGCCAGTGGGGTCGATTGACGTTCCGCCGCTGTGAGGGATCACCAAGGTGGTGATGAGCAAGCCATCGGGCAATGTCAGAGTGACGCCGGAGGCCGTGGCCTTCAGCGTCTTCTGGTCGTCGTCAGCAGTCAGAGCGCGGGATGTGGCGACGGCCGTGGAGAGTTCAGACCCGCCGCCACCGACCGCAGCCTCAGCAATCGCAGCCCGCGCCGCCGAATCAGTGACCGTGCCGCTTGCCGTGCTGAACTTGATGATCTGGTCAGAGCCTTGCGCGGTGTTCGCAACTGCGATGCCGCCGTCAATCAGCGTCGTTTCAACGCCACCGGCAAGGGTTGCAACTTGGTCAGGCTGGTAGCCGTTCCATGGCTTCAAGAATCGGATTGTCATGGCGCTGGCCTCATTGGTTGAGCGCAGCCCTTAGCCACGCGGGTTAGCATAAATTGTACTCAGAAGTCGCGTTCGATGGAAAAGTGCAGCCCGTCTGAGCGAGCGCCCGGTGCTTTTGGCAGGTAGCTCAAGCGCAGCCAGTTACCGCCGCGCCCGATGGCAACGGATGGCACGACAAGCGGGAGCACATTGGCTGACTTGTATCCGGTGATGCCGCCAAGCAAAAGCCCGGCCTTGGCCCGCAATGGGCCTAGCGTGATGGTGTTTGTCTCAGGAGCCCACGCGCCCCATGCGCCAGTGCGGCAATCGCTGTTGTTGAGCACACCACCAGCCCACTGGCCGTGGCGCACATAGACGCCAACTGTGTCGTTGCACAGGGCGCCGTCTGGGTGGACGGTGTAGAGGTCCAGGCCGATCATCAGGAGTATTCCCAGACAATCGCCACGCCGTCTGCGCCAGCACCGCCGCCGATGGCTGCTCCAGCATTTGTGACGCCGCCTGAGCCGCCGCCGCCAAGTCCATAGTCTGATGATGAGTACCCGGCTGATCGGCCTGACGTGTAGACCTGCGGGGCACCTAGGCCAAGCATTGCGTGCCCACCGCCGCCGCCTAGCGCGGAAACAGTACTTGTTGGAATAGCCCTTACGGCCGACCCGCCTGCAACAGACGCGCAAAAGGTGCCAATCCCAGAAACGCCTGACGACGACACAAAACCGCCCGTCTGTTGTGCCCCGTGATCCGTGTACGTGTTCGCAACAGAAGACCCTGATACGCCACCCAGCCCGGCTCCAGCCTGGATGTTGCCGCCAGTGAAAGAAAACGAAGTTGAAGACGATCCAGCCCCGCCAGCGCCACCAGCACCAGAACCCGCAGCGCCACCAGATCCAACCGTGATGGTCTTCGTTCCTGACGGGATCGAGTCGAAGAAGAAATCAGCGTAAGCGCCAGCACCACCGCCGCCACCCATTGCCCGATTGCCCGCAGTCGTGGTGACAGCGCCGCCGCCACCGCCGCCTGGCCCCTGCAAAACAACGCGCATCTTGGTTGTCGCCGCGTCAGGCGTGAATGTGTAGGAGCCAGGAACGAACCGGGTCACCTTGATCAACCGACCCGCGCCAGCAGCCGGAGGCGTGGCAATCATGTCATTGATCGCATCAGCCATTGCCTTGATCTGATCACGCGGGGGCGTGTCGGTCCCCGCATCCATCGATGTTGTGACGATTGGAACTGTAGGCCACGTCATGTCCTGATCCCCTTGATGACAGCATCAATCAGCGGAGGGTCCGCCAACGTGCCAGCGTTGAAAAATTTGACCCGCGGGCCAACGGTTGTATCCTTGTCCACCAGTTGCCACGTCCACGTGCCAGCCGATGAAGACTGAATCACAATCGACTCGACGCGAAGCGTGGCATAAGTCCCTGTGATCGGCAGGCGAATGTCGCCCGTACCGATGCGGTACGCACCGGTGAGCGCGGCAGGGCTGATGTCCTCGATCACCTCTTGAGACACCGACGCAGTGTAAACGACGCGCATCGACCGGATGTAGGTGTACTGCGTGACGCCTGCGCCAGTTGGGCCGGTTGCCGTGATGCTTACCCTTATGCGAACGTAACGCGCTAGGAACGATCCGGCGATTGCAGACCAAGCCGTCCATGTGGTCCCGTCTGTGGAATGCTGCTCCTCGGTGACAAAAACCCCAACCCCGTCAAGATCAACCACTGGCAATGTGGAGACGACAGAACCAAGATCCTCGTCGTCAAGTTGATAGGTCCACGATGCGACTGGGTGGTGGGTCCAGCGGGTCCATGCGTCCCAGTCAACAAGGCTGGCCCATGTTGACTGCTCCGCCGCACCAATGATAGGCAAGCCCTCGAAGGTGTCGCGCACACCGTTGGTCAACGTGCCGGGCCAGCCGATAGACTCAAGAACAATGAAGGTAAGCGCATCGCCCAATCGAGGATTTGGGAGCACACCGAGAATCTGCAATTCAGGCGAGCGATTCCCGGACGTGTCAACCGCAGCAAGTGCAAGGCTCCACGTGCCTGCGTTGAGGAGGTTTGTCTCAAGCGGGAGCGAGGTGACAAAGCCCTGGTCAGTCTGGAATGGGAGCATGTCGTCCCATGTGTACGGACCAGCCCCTTGACGATAGCGGAGCAAGTAGCCAGCGAAGTCGATGGGCTTGGTTGTCGTGACGTAGCCACCGGAAAGAACCCGCGTGCCGTCCGCCTGTGTCGTGATCGTGAAAGCGTCAGGCGTAGGAGGCGGGGCAGTCTTGCCGATGATGCGGTGAGCGAACATCGCAGACCACGGGCCTGCGTAGATCGCAGACCGCGCACGAACTTGGATCAAGTACAGCTCGCCGTCCTGCAGACCGTTGACGAATACCTCATTTGCCGATCCGTCAACCGTGTGCATTTGCCACACACCGGAACCGGCGACAGAGTAGGAAACGTCAATCCATCCGCCGATCTTGACGGCCTGCCGCTGGATGTCGGCAAAGCCCACACGCAGGCGCGTTAGGACCGTGCCATCGGCCTGCAACAGCAAGTAGTTCTCGGAGTCCAGCACCACGCCAGTGACTTGCGGGATGTCCCAAGGGCTCGAAAGCGCCGTGTTGTTTGACGACGTATCGACAGAGAACCCGGCGTCAACTTGATAGATCGTCGCGCTCGTCTCTTTGAGCGATAGCCGGATCGTGCCGCCGTGGGTGAACTCTTTGGCGAGAACTTCAAAGGTCTTGTCTGCCCATCCGTAACGCGCAATGGTCAGGCGCACTACATCGAACAGTTGCAGCGGGAACGCCTTGAGGTTGCACTCGACGTTGACCGTCAGACCCTCGCGCATGTCACGCGCAAAGACACCGCACACATGCAGGGCTTGGGGCGCGAAGTTCACCCCGCCTAGCGTAAGCTCTGACGGCAGCTCCTGCCCGTCCTCGGTGATGTATGACGTGATGCGCAACTCAGGAATCGGAACCGGCACGTAACCCTGCGCCGAGTCGGCAATCATCGGGCGGTACACGTTGACCAGATCCGCTTGAGCAGCGCCGCGAGTGATGCTGATAGGACCAGCCACAAACGATTCATTAATCGTCACCACTGGCGCGCTGTAGGCCCCGGCACGAACTCGCAGTTTCCCGCCGTCCCATGCGTGTTTTCCTGCCATTGCCTCGACCATCTCGCCCATGTGCGCTTCGGGGCTTTGGTCCAGCTTTGCGACGTAGCCGAGGCGGTACAGGTTTTGAGTCTGCGCTACGCCGTTGACGGTGTAGCTTGTCGAGACATCGCAAGCATTAGCCGCAGCGATGAACGAGGCTTCATCAATCTCGCTGATGTCGCAATTCCCGCCGTTTTCGTAGAGCGCAAAATCGCGTGCGCACAATGCCGGGTTGTCCGACCAAGCCGTCGTGAGTGTGCGCGGGTCGTAAACCTTGGCACCCCTGATCACACATGAGATCGTTGGCACACCAGACGTGAAAACGTCAGGGTCATACGACAAAACAATTACTGCGCAGGCAATTCCAGAGAACTTGTCTGCCGACGTAACGATGGTGTTATCCGCGCCGTAGCCGGGGTTCTTGACGATGGCGCTCAGGTCTTGGCCTGGATCGCCATTGAAAGGCAGGATCGACAGGAACGAGTCATACGGAAGCGCGATGTAGTCAAGCTCGTAGGCCACGCCATTGGCGACTGTGAACTGAACTGTGTCAGCATCAATGATCGTTACCGGGATCTGAATGCGCTTGCCGTTTGATCCGGCAATAGTTACCACGGCATCAGTGATGGGCCAGATCGTATTCAGCTCAAGAAGCGAACCCGTACCAACCCCGCTAAACTTGCGTGGCTCCTTGCGCTGCCCAACGCCGTAGGGCGACTCCTGCACCACAGGGCCAGCGAGCGTCACCGGAAGGTCATTGATGTACCACTGCTCGAAAGCATCGACCTCATGCCCAGCGAAGGCCACAACCAAGGTGTACCACTCCTTGCGTGGCCCCGACACAGACTTGAAGATCACCTCACCCGACACACGCGCACGACCATAGATCCGCTGACGCGGACCCTCAGCCGTGGCCGTCATCACAAGACGGTCCTTGAGCTGAGAGTTGTAGGCATCGCGGGCCTTGCGCTTTTGGTACTGGTACAAGCCAACAGCCGCCGCAGCCAAAAGCCCGTATCCCAGCACAGTAGCAGCAGCCAATCCGACGCCTAGCGATGCCAGACCGCCGATCCATGCGGCTGCGATCACGTTCCCTATGGCGATGAAAACTGGTGGCATCAGATCACCTCGCAGCGCCATGCGCGCAGAACTTGAGATTGATCGACAGCCACCACGCCGAACCCAGACGCAGCAAGCCACGAGGTCCCGCCGCAAGCGACAAGCGCAGGACCTAGGTCTGTGTCGATGATGCCAACATCGCCAGCAGCCGCCGCCAGTGGTTTGATTTCAGGCCCGAATCGAGCCTCAGCCATCGCTTCAAGACCGCCGCCCGCCTCCATGACATCGACGGCTTCTTCCTCGGTGCTGTAGGTGCCGCGCAGGTCTGCCACTGGGTCACGGCCCGTCACTGCCAGAACCACGTCACAAGCCCACATGCAGCAATCGTGCGAGCCGAACGCAAAACGAGTGTGCGCCCGGTCATCCATGAGTTGCTCAAACCTCAATTGCCAGTCATGCAGCCTCATTGACGACCCCACTTAGACGATGGCCACACGTCTTGATGCTGCGCCTGGGACGTGATGAATCTCAGGCAAGTGTCGCCGGGATAGAGTCGCTGCTGATCTGAGTCAATATACCGCACAGGCTTTGGTCTTCCGAAGGTTGTGGCGCGGCTTTCCGCCGATACGGTGATTGTGCCCGATGCCTCGCCCTCTGAGATTTGGGGCTGTTCAAGCGTTCCCGAGAACATGGGCTCGACGTGAACAACCTGATAGGTGGACGGGTCGTGAATCGACAGGCTCACCCATACGCGCTTACCTTGCATTGGTTCGGCCAACGCCAGGGCCAGGATATCATTGGGCACAGACGACAGTGTGAACCTCACGCCCTTGCGGTCGCCTGACGTGTCTAGGATCGGGTCAATCGTGCCGACCGATCCGCAGCCGGTCCACGTGTGCCCGCCGTACTCCAGATTGACTCCAGCCAGGCACAGCCTCAGCGTGGTGGATAGCTCCATCTCAATCAAGACGCACAGAGGCACAGTCTGAGAGGCAATCGCAGCATTCGCGGGGCCTGTGAGTGCGCGCATTAGGACACCTTCTCGACAAGCTCAATGGTCTGACTGCCACCGAAACCGGGCGTATAGACCGAACGCGCGCGCGGGTCCATCATGTAGAACTCGGCAGTAGGCTTGTCCCACAGCACAGAGGCCCCGGAGGTGATAGACCGGCGCGAGCGGTTAACGAGAGGCACCGTCAAAGCGCCAGCCCCGCTTGCCGTGCAATCGCTCTTGACTTGGAAAAGCTGACCGGATACGCCAATCATGTCGCCCGCTTTGAGCGTTGCGCCTGCCGTTGTCGTGATCGAAAGCGAGTTTGCGAACTGCGCGGCAGTGGTCGACAGGGTTGGAGCCCCGCGCATCGTGCCCAATGGGTAAGGCCGGGCCATGTGATGCAGGGCTAGCGTGTCCGCGCCGCCTGCCAGGCTGTTGATCAGCGCTTCGTACTTGCCAGAGTCGCGAAGCATCGCAGGGGGTAGCGTGACGATGGCATACCACTGCCATGCCAACAGGTCAACGGTCTGAACAAAACGAGAAAGCTGCGACGTGTGCTGAACCGTGGCACGGCCAAGGCTCCATTCAATCGACGCGGCCTTGAACCAGTCTGGTGCTGCAATGCTCATACCGGCATCCCCCGTCCACGCAGAATCTGCATCACTTCAGCCTTTGCCATTTCTTTCGCCGCTTGCATCGCAGACATGACGCCGTTTGCGCTCACGCCCTCGCCAATGCTGATCTGCTGCGTGATGTTGACGGCCTGACCGCCCAATGCTTTGTTTGGGATGATGGTCCCGGCAGACTTCGGCACAAACAGCTCAGGGCCACGCTCGCCCACAACCGAAACCTTGCCGACTGGTGGTGATCCACCTTCAGCGAAGAAGCCGCCGAACAATGAGCCAACAATGCCCAAGATCCCGCCGCCGCCCGCGCCACCGCCACCCATCGCACCCTTGAACAAGCCGCTCAAGGCGTCAGACAGTGGATCGAAGATGAAAGCCTTTAGGGCGATCTGCTCCAAAGCCTTGCCAAGATCGTCACCGTTTTGAATGGCGCTGAGCATGATGTTGCTGAACTCAGAAGCGGTCGAGTTCAGCTTGCGCAGGTTCTCGTCTTGAGCTGTGAACTCGTCGTTCGCGGCCTTGATGGCTGCTGCCCGCTTTTTGTCGGAGTCGCCACCAAATGCCCCAGACTCATACAGTTCATTGATGCGCTTGAGCTTTTCTGCCAGTTCATCAGCGGGCGTCAGCGATGCCTCGTAATAGCGGGCAGCTTCTTCGCTTGCCAGCTTCTCAGCATCAGCCTTTTCCTTCGTCAGTTCGACGATGTACTTGTCGATGTCTGCAAGCGCTTCTTTCTTGTCAATCTCAGCAGCCAGCGATCGGATCTTCTCGGCTTGCGACAATGTGGTCTTGCCAGAAAGCTCACCTTGCAACTTGGCCTCAGCCTCCTGCAACGTCGTCAGTTGGTTGAGCTTCTGGATCTGCTCGTTCAACTGCTCGATGTAGCGGGCGGCAGATTGGTCTTTAGCCGGTGGTGCAGCGGAGGTTGGGCCTGTTTGGCGAGTCGTAGCCAGCGGAGCCGCGGACAGCGTTGGCTTCACCACATCAGGGTTGATGACACCCCTGCCACCTCCAGCTCCAGTTGGAGGAAATGTGATCTTCTGCTCTTTGTCAAGCAGGCCCTGTAGCTTGGAGATTTCTTCTCGCAGGACGCCAATACGCTGTGCCTGGAACTGTAGATTGCCGCCTGATTTCTGATCCTTCATCAGATCATCAAGCGATACCTTTAGGGACTTGATCTGCTCGTTCAGCGTATCAATTCGGCCCTGCTTCAGAGCCGCGTCAAGATCATCACCAAATGCACCAAGAATGCCGCGCTTTTCAACTCGATCAAAAAACCCGCGAGTACTCTCGAATAGCTCATTCAGCGCAGGCACCAACGTGGAGGCAATCGACCGACCAACATTGCCGATGTTCGTGTTAAGCGTGAACAGTTGCTTGTTGAACTTCTCTGCCTCGGCTGCTTGTTCGCTTGTGACCGTTGCATTGAGCTTGCCTGACTCGGCCAAGTCCTTCAGGAATGGCGCAGCGTCCTTTACGGACTTGCCAAACAGCTCCTGCACCAAGCGGGCCTTGTTGCCGTCATCCGCAAACTGCGACAGAGCGACAGCCGTTTGACGCAAAGCCTCGGCAGGGTCGATGCGCTTCAGCTCTTCGGCGTTGAGGCCAATTGCCTTGAGCGCTTGGGATACGCCATTCTTTCCGTCCGCATCTTTCAAAACCGAGTTGAACTTGACGAGGGTGCTAGTGACCGACTCAAAGCTCGCCCCGGTTCGCTTGCCGATGTCCTCAAGCGCGGACAAGTTCTCGATGCTTGAGCCCGTGGCGTCAGCAGCATCATTCAGCGCGTCCAGTTGGTCCACGACACTGCGGAAACCCTGCACGACACTGGCAAGGCCAATGCCTGCAATCGACGCAGCAATGACAGAACCAGCAGCACTAAACGCCGAATTGATCCGGCCCGCCGTGCGCTCCGACAGTTGCACGACCTTGCCCATGTCGCGCTCAAGGCTCGCCATCTTGGCGACGATATCAATCGTGAGCGTTGAGATTGCCATGTCAGGACGCCTTCAGGTGGTCACGGATCGCCACCAAGTCGAGGTAGAAAGATTCAACGTCATAGACCCCGAAAAGCTCACAAATGAAAGGCATCGCTGCCATGTCAATCTGTGCGCCCATCAGGTTCCACGCCCGCACGGCAATGATAGCGCCTTCTGAGGGTGGCTCGCCTTGAGTCGGCAGGCCCATCGACTCAAGCCACCCGATCAGTTTTTTGAGTCTTGCTCTCGGCGCTCTTGGTGCGCCTGATAGGACTTCATCACCGCATCGACAACACGCCCCATCAGCTCCGGCTCATCCTCAAGCCAAGCCGCACAGACTTGCGCATCAAATGGCAAAGGATGAGGGTCACCCCCGACGATCATGTGACCTTCGGTGACGCCATCCCACCCATCGACAAACGCCAGCAGCTTGCGAGCGTCCACCTTCCCGCGCATTTCAAACCACTCAAGGTCGGTAGGTCTGCGCAAGATCAGCGCAAACCCACCGCACTCAAGCCGAGATTGACGGGACTTCCTGAGCTTGTCAATCAGGCTCATGATGCGTAGTAGGTTGGCGAGCCGAACACCGTGATGGTGGTGGGCGTGGTCACCAGACCCTGCGCTTGACCGCCAGGCAGCAACGATGCACCCACGTAGCCAGCAAAGTACATCTTCTGACCGCCCGCTCCGAAGGTGAACGAGAACACGCGGATGGCCTGCGAGTCGTAAGCCGCTTTCATCGCCAACAGACCGGCATCGGACACGTCCCAAATGTTGTCCATCGTGTAGGTGGCAGACGCAGCGACGCCTGGCACCTGTGTCCTGATGTTGTCGTGAATGGTGGTCGTGTCGATGAAGTCAAAGTCACCGCCAGCAGCATTGATGCTGGTGGCAGTAGTGATCGACGTGCCGAGGGTCACCACGGCACAAGTGCCAGAGGCGAACGTGTCAAAGTTGGTGGTGTCGATGCCTTCAAGCTGGAAAGTGTCGGTGGTCACACTAGCGACCCGGACGACTCGGCCATTGAGTTGGCTCATGCCATCAATGACGAGGTACAGGATGTTGCCGTTTGCGTACCCGTGGGTAGTCGATGTGACGACGCCTGGGTTAGCCTTGGTGATCCCAGTGATGGTTTTGGTTGCTGCGATTGCCGATTGCATCGCTACCGCGACGTTCGACCACTTACGTGCTTGTGCCATGATCGGCCCCTTTCAATGAATGCCCGTCAGACGGACAGAAGAACAACAGTGATTGACGAGGCCATGAGCCCCACCTCAGAATCATAGCCAGAATCGCGCCCCGTGACTTGGTGGCCGTCCACCCGAAGCGCAGTCTCGACGGCATCAGCAACAGCATCAGCCGTTGCGCGAGTGTTTGACCAGATCGAAACAGCAAAAGTCACAAAGTCCCCGTAGTGAATCGAGTTGATCGACTCAATGGGGTCAGTGCCGGATCGCGCAAAGACAATGGCCGGATAGGCGCACCCCTCTGGCAGAACATCAGGATAGATGCGCGAACTGACCAAAGCCGTCACACCAGCCACATTCAGCGAGTCATACAGATCAGATTCAGCGGACACGGTTTGCAAGCCTTTCGATTTGCTTTTGAGCAGACGCCATGAAAGTCCTGATGGCTTCCGGCCCTTTCGACTTCGCAGCGTTTGTCATGAACCGAAGCCCGGCCCCCGGCTTGAAAAACTTGGTGCCGAACTCAAGAAAGCGCCAGTAGAAAGGATCGTTAGGATTCTTCGCCCCGGCCTTCCCGAGCTTGACTTGCCGCTTTCCGCTCAATGGCCTGACGCTCACATAGACACCAGCATCACCGGCCTTACGCGCAAACTTCGACGCACGAACAACAATGCTTTTCTTGACCGTGCCGGGCTTGCGATACGGGGCGGGCTTTGACAGTACAGGAGCATTGGCACGTGCCTCGCCCTGAATGACTTTGCCAGCCTCACGCAGCGCCGATGTGATCGCCTTCTTGCGAATCTTGCCTGACACATCAGACATTGCGCGCTTCAGATCATCGACGCCTTCCAGCTTGATGTAAACACCATCAGCGGCCATTGCGCACCCCCGTGGAGCACATCAGCTCAAGCTCATTATCATTGTCGATGATCGAGACAATATCCATCAAAATGGTGCCGTGCTTGATGCGCATTTCTCGCGTGACTGCCAAGGGCTTCAGCAGGTTCACTCGATAGTCCACGCTGGACATGGTTTGTTCAGCGGCAAAGAACTCACGCCCACGAATCGGCGAGACAGCGGCCCAGCGAGTCGCAAACGTGCCCCACGTCACCGACTCTTCGCCGATGCTGTTTCGGGTCACAGACTTTGACTCGATGATGACTCGCTTGTCTCGCTTGCCTGCCGGGGTCATGTGTATTCCCTCAGCGGTTGCAAGATGGACGCCACGCCAAGCGGCAATTCAGCCAGTTGGCCGATTGTGGTTGCTTCTCGGTTTTTGAACAGGTGCCCCACAGTCAGCAACACACCGGCCTTGAATTGACCATTGATGACAATGCCAGCCATCGTGCGCCGGTATGCCTCGCGTGCTCGGTCATAGGCCCGATCCGCCACGGCCTGCGCAGCATCTCGCTCCACCTCATCAGCCAAAGCCTGAGCCGTGGTCGTCGCTGCATTGTGCGCGGCAGTCGCAGCCGTCATCAAGGCAAACGCGCCAGATTGCGCAGTTGTCAAAGCCGTCGAATCAGCATAGACGTTCCGGTCGATGAACTCCACAGCGGACGCCTCGGCGGCATCTGTGTAGATGGTCAGAACGGTGTCATGGTCGTTGCCATCAACACCGCAATGCGCCTTGACCTCAGCCAGCGTCAGCAGCATCTCGCGCCTTCCTGCCACGCTTGGCCGTCACTGGTTGTTCTTCCGCCTTGATCTCAGGCGCAATAGGTGGCGTGATGTAAACCGCACACTTGCAGTCCTCGACAAGATGCCGCGCCATCTCAGCGCCGCAGCGAAGCAACTGGCCAGGCTCAAAGCCGCCAATGCTTGACATCGCGCCGAAGGTGGTGAACTTGACTTGCATCATCTCTCCTTTACTCAACACCCGTTAGATGCTGAGGAAAGGCCCCAAGAAGGGGCCGGGCCATCGGGTCACCAGACCGTCAGAACCAAGGGCCAATTAGGCCGGGGTCAGATCGCCTGCACGGATGGCGCCAGGCACTTCGGTTGCCAGGGCCAGACGACGTTCAGCGCGGATCGTGATCAAGTTCTTGGTGAAGTTGTCGGAGTCGGACTCGGACATTTCCACCACGACGCCTTCGCGGTTGTACAGGGTGTAAGCCTGCGAGAACGCGCCAACCGCGACGGTGTCGGCAGTGACACCCACCGACTGGACCACAGGGACGCCCCACAGACGCATCACACCGGCAGCATCGACAGCGACACGGACTTGACCGGCAGCAGTGGTCAGCAGGTCGATTTCGATCTGCGCGAAGTCGGCAGGGTTCAGCAGGATCGCCTCGGCAGGGTAGCCAGCGGCCCAGGTGTCGGCGATCATCTTGCGGATCAGAACCAGCTTCTTCAAGGTCGAACCAAGGTTCGCATCAGCGTAGCCGTGGGCCGTGAAGTTGCCGGTGTCGAACATGCCGGAGATGTTGGGCGCGGTGCCGTCGCCGCTCACCAGTTGCGTTTCAACCTTGCGGTTCACGCCATAGGTCATGCGGTTGTTGACGTACGCGGCCAGTGCCGTGTTGTCCATCGCCAGCTGGCGGCTGATCTTGATCCAGTGGGCGACGGTGCTCACTGGCATGTTCACCAGTGTCCAGGTCAGCGACGATTCGGCCTTGGCAGAACCTTCGGCAGCTTCGGCGGCGTTGTTGGTGAACACGTTTTCCTTGGTGAACTCGACCGCATTGGATGTGGTCGTGGTGCTGTTCAGCAGGGATTCAATGGTCAGCATCTGGAACGCGCCAGGGACGATGCCAGGGCGACGATCAGGGGCCACGGTCGTGGCAGAGCCGGTCAAGGTGTTCTTGACTTCGACGCGGGCTTTTTGGGTGCGGCCACCAACAAAGTCAGCAAACGCGCTGGCCTTGATGAGCTGACCGCCCCACGATTCGTCGGCCTTGGTTTCAGGGGCTTGGGTCAGGCCCTTCTGTTCCAGTTGCAGCAGACGGTCAGCCAGCTCGCGCTGTTGGGTGCCGATGGTGTCCAGCGCGGCCTTGGTGTCGGTCGAAACCTTGCCAATGGTTGCCATTTCGCCGTCAGCCTTTTCAGACATGGCAGCGAGCTTCTTTTCGACCAGTTCAATGGTGGTCAGCACTTTTTCAATCGTCATGGTGTATACCTCGTTCAGTTGCGGAATGCGCGTTACTTGGCGAGCCGCTCAAGACGTTGAGCAATCTCGGCCATCATCTTCGCTTCGGTGTCATCTTGCGCAGGATCCCCCCGGCCAAACAACTCACGAGCGCGGGCGGTCAACGCAAGGGCCGCCCCTTTACTGAGGCCGCCTGCATCCCGCAAGAAGCTCTCGAAGTCTCGAATAGATTTGATGTCGCAGATTTCATCAACCAGCGCCATCGACTTGATGTCGGTCACTTGCGCCGATTTGTTCGATGGGTCCGTGACAATGCTAATCTCTTTCAGCGCCTTCATCCGATGGATGACGCGGGTGCCGTCGTCGCGCTTTTCGATTCCTGCCGGGTCTGCGATGTAGCCAATCGACAAGCCACTGACAAGCCCGCCCTTCATGGCCCAGTAGGCGTTAGCGGCTGTTGGCATCTTCATGACCAACCCAGCATCGCCCTTCAGGCCGAAAGCGTCCTCATCCAATCCGTCCCACTTGCCAACCGGCAGTTCACCACGGATCCATCCGTGATTTACGTAGACGTGGACAGGTTCACCGGACTTGATTACCTCGGCAAACGCGCCAGGCATGATGATGTCGCGGTGTGAGTCCTTGACACCAAAGACAGACCCATAACCGCTGAATCGGCCTTCGGACTCGGCGAACTTGATGCCGCAGTCGTCAAGCTGTAGGTGTTTGGTTTCCATTGCTTCCACCTTGCGTTTGACCCAACTGGCCCAGCGGTGCCAGGTTTGTCTGAGCCGTCAATTCGTCCGTGCCTTCCATCGGCGGAAGGTTCTCCAACTGCCGAACCTCGCGCCGCGTCATCCATCCATTCTGCACGCCGCTCGCATACATCTCGGCCCGGTCCTTCGGATTCCCGCGCAAAAGCGCATCGAATGAAAACTCGACAGCCATCGACGAACGCTGCGCAGGCGTAAGAACGCGCTTGGCAATTGCCTGCTCAATCGAGACAAGCAATGGCCTGATCGAGAGTTTATACCAGCCGTCCATGATCTGCTCGACCCCGCTCCCCCACGTCGTGACGTTGGAGTGATGAGCCAGAACAGGGGGAACGTCGAACCATCGGCAGACTTCCTCAACCCCAAACTTGCGAGACTCAAGCAACTGCTGGTCTTCCGGGCTGATCCCGAGCTGCTGATATTTCATGTTCGCTTCAAGCACGAACAACCGGCCAACGCTTGGCCCTTCGCTCATCTCGGCAAACGCCTTTTTGATCTGCGCCCGCTGGTCCTGCTTGAGAACAGAATCCACCATGAGCACGCCCGTGGGCTTGCCCGAAGTGCCGAACAGCTTAGATGCAGACTGCTGCGCCTTGCTGGCCTCGTCAGTCGTGACCCGCATGAACTCCAGCTTGGCGAACCCAGTTGTTCCATTGCCGAGGTTCTTGAGGTGTAAGACGTTTTCTTCGGCCAAAGCCGCTACGTTGTCGCCAACTCGGTACAGGTACACCACCGAGCCATCATCCAATACATTCACTTCGACCTGATCGGCAGGCATCGGCCACAGGCCGACAGCCTCGCCACGTGCGTCTCGGTCAATTCTGGCGTAGGCATTGCCACGAAGATCGTGATTGAGCAACATCACGCGCCAGAAGTCGTAAGGCGTCATCCGTCGGTTTGGAGAATCGTGCAGGATGGAATACAGCCGATCACCTCGCGCCAGATCCTTCTGACCATTGGCCCCGCGCTTGTAGACAAACAGCGGCAACGATGCCACCGTGTTAGCCCGGCGCTCCACGCATGACCACACCGCCGCCAACTGCAAAGCGCCGTCAGCCCGGATGTTGGCAACGTCTCCGACAAGGGGAGAATCCGGCGTGTTGGTCTGTTTCCCGGCCTGCTCCGACAATGCCGTAGCACGGTAGCCAAACCAGCCCAGCATTGACGTGATGATGCGTGCCATTAGAAGATCAGAGGTTCAAAAATGAAGTCGTCCATGTTCGCCTCGGCATCGCTTGGCATGACACCGACAGCCATCGCAAGCGCAACCATTCCGTCGATTCTACCCGAAGCTTTGCGTTTGTTGAATTTTCGATTCCCAGCCGGGTCTGAGTCTGCCACACAATTGGCCGCGCACATGGTCAGCACAGGATGGTTTCCGTGCTTCAACTTCCGCGCCAGCAAACTCGATTCAAGCTCACGCAGCGCCGGGCTCATGGACACAAACCCCTGCCCGAACTCGACAAACTTCGCCAGCTCCTCCTCGGTAAACCCAACCTTTTCAAGCCACGGCTTAAGGAATCGCATGTTGTAGCGGTCGAATGCCAGAGCTTTGACGCGGTAGCGGTCAAACACTCCCCTCAGGTGTTCGGCCACGTACTCATATTCAATCGACCGGCCCGGAGTCGTCAGCAGATAGCCCTGATCGGCCCACACGTCATAGGGCACCCGGTCATTGCGCGACTTCTCAGGCAGGCCCTCGGCGGGAAGCCAGAATGTCGGCACCACGTCACCCGAGGAAGTGACGAGAACAAGCGCCGTGAGGTCAGACACAGAGGACAAGTCCAGCCCTCCCCACACCTCTAGCCCGTCGATGTCGTCGGGATAGTCGCCGTTCTCCATCCATATCGCCCGAGAAATGAAAGGGTTTGCCGCTTCTACACGCTGATTCAAGATGAGGTTTCTGTACGCAGCCTCACGACTCGGCAGGCGCTTCGCATCTTGCGCCTGGCGCCTCACCTCGTCCTTGTTCATGAACACGTCGAAGTGTGGATTTGCCGCACGGATGGCCGCATCGCTGAACGGGTCCATTTCAACCGGCGCAGCGTGCAGGGCCAGCTTCACACGAGGATCCGCGCCCGTCTTGGCGTCGTCAATCAACAGGCTCAACAGGTCCGCATCAGTGGGGGCCTGAGTGCTGATGACAATGGACAGGGGCGTTTCTTGAGCCGCTCCAGCAGTCTCAAGCGCTTCATACAGCTCATCCCGTGGCCCCTTGACCTGGCCCAGTTCGTCATGGATCACGACAGCCGGGGAAAGCCCGTACTTTGTCGCAGCATCAGCGGACAGAGCCTTGTAAATAGACCCCAATTCTGAGCACACAAGCTCTTTCGCCGTGTCACGAATCACCACCACCGAGGACAGATCCGGCGACATTCGCACCATTTTGGCCGCAAGCTCGAACAGAATCGCCGCCTGGTCACGTGACCGCGCCGCGCTGTATAGCTGGGAATTGGCCCGCGCCTCTGGCCCGCACAAGTGAAGCACAAGAATCATGGCGCTGAACGCCGTCTTGGCATTCTTGCGCGCCATCGACAAGATGAACGTGCGTGTAGGCGAGTCGTAGATCAGCTCAAGCCATCTCCGCTGATCCTTGGTCAGTTTGACAGCCTGCCCGACTAGCTTGCCTTCAGGGATTCGGCAATAGCTCTCGATCCATCGGGCATTGCGCTCGCTGCGTTTCATCCGGCAGCTTCCCACGGCTTGCGAGACACACCGGCAGATTCTGTCTTGGTCGATGCCTGCTTTTCAGGTTC